ACAATCGAAGCACCGCCGATGGTGTGGCGGTAAGCCGATTGGCGCAAGCGTCTGCGGGCCTGAAGACTGCCGCATCGGTGGCCGTTGGTGTGCATTATGCCAAATATCATGAACTGGGGATTGGCGTAAAGAAAAGACCGTTTTTATTGCCCGCAACAGAAAGTGAACGCGCCGCCCACCGCAGGCGAATAAAAGAGGCGTTGAAAAAATGAATATCCAGAATCTCGTACAGGATGCCTGTTTTGACAAATTGAACGCGGCCAGCCTCACCGTATACGTAGACCCTGAAGACTCGGACGCGCTACCGTATACCGTCCTTCGTGTCGGTAACGTCAGCGAGGGATTGATGATGAGCAAGACCCACGACGGGTTTTCCTGCGTGGCCTCAATGGTGTCGTGGTCAACATCGCCGAACACGGCACAGGCTAACGCCGCCATAGGTGTCTCGGCTCTGCTCGATCGGGGTGTAACGTGGTCAATCGCAGGCTTCACCGTTTCGATGGTGCGTCTTGAGTTCATGGGTGACATTGAAGAGGATGCTTCGCGCCCGAATGATACGTACTGGGCCGTTCCTTTCAACGTACGCTTTGAGGTTGAGGAACAATGATCACAGCCTTGTTGATATTGACAACATTTTTTTTGACCTCCTACTGGTTCTACGTGGTGTACAAATCGGAGGAATGGAGATGATAAAAACAAATACAAATTGCGGCCAATTTTTGAAATACAAAAATTTCATGGCCGTGTGCTTCAATTCCAAATTGGAATTGGATTTTTTCATTCCCGGCATACGGGATTTTTCAAACAAAAAAGAACAACACAATGGCTAATTTAGCAGGCCGCGCTTATCTGTGCTATGCCGGAACGTCAGCACCTTCAGCAGCCGCAGATAATGGAGATGCTGCTTATGCGTTAGTTGGTAAAGCAACTGACATCAGCATCTCGCGCTCACGGAACGCAATCGACACATCAACGAAAGACGATGGCGATAACAGTTCATTCATCTCTGGACGCAGAAACGAAACGGTTTCGATCTCTGGGCTTTTCGACCACACCGAAGACGCAGGGTATACCAAACTTTCTGATGCTTTTGAAGCAGCCACAGGTACGGTTTATTTTCTCGTTACATCTGCTACGACTGGAGATACCGAATGGCATGGAAGCGGCGTGATCACCGATCTGTCAACATCGTTTGCAGATGAATCTGCATCTACGTTCACGGCAACCATTCAGGTTTCGGGAGCATTTACGGAAGTTGCTGGATCGTAAAAACCAGCTATCAAATAAGCTCAACAAATGAGCAATAATTTTAAATCATAAGTCAAAAAACTGACATGAAAAACAATCATCCTGAAACACTCGAAATCGAATTGGACGGTGAAACCAAAACCATCAAGCTCGGCCCCGCCGCGTTTAGATTGGCAGAGATACGCCACAAGATTACTTTTTCAATGGCCGATTTATCGAATCCGACACTTTCAACGCTGGCTCAACTGGCGTATGTGGGATGTCTACCCGATGATCCAAAATTGAAGGAAACCGATTTCGTTATTTCGATGGCAAATTCCGACGAGGGAAAAATCATTTCCTCTGTTGGGGTCGCACTACAACGCATGACGGATGGTCTGACCTTCGGCGAAGACCAGAACGCGGGTGGTGATGATGAGGGAAACGACAAGCCGGGGAAGTGATTTCTTCGGCTTCGTTCCCTGATTTTGATCGCCTCGACGGGCGTTGTGCTTCACTTCTGGGCATGACACCCGCCGAGGTTGATCAATGTTCTTTTCGAGATTTAAACGCCATGATGCGCGGCGTGATGCTCCACCAGCGCGATCAGAACGAAGAAAACTGGCGGCGCACCCTTACAATATCGCAGGCAATTATCAACACCGTTTCGCGCAAGCCAAAGCCACTCGATGCCATGTGGCCGAAGCGGGCGCAGAAGAACACGGAGACGATGCCGATAGAAGAATATCGAGCATGGCGTGATGATGTCGTGCGCAAAATAAAGAGAAAATAATGTCAACGCTGACCACGCTGAACGTCCGAATAGCAGGCGATATTACCGACTTCAATAAGAAGATGACAGCGGTGTCTTCTCGCATTGGAAATGTGGGTCGCAAAATGCAGTCGGTAGGAAAGACCATGAGTTTGGGCCTAACGGCTCCGCTTGTAGCCTTTGGAGCCGTTGCGGTCAAGGCGTGGGATCAGCAGGCGAAAGCACTTGCACAGGTAGAATCCGCGGTTAAATCAACAGGCAAGGCGGCAGGGTTTGAGGTTGATGAACTTGCGCAAAAAGCTTCTGAACTACAAAAAACATCTTTGTTTGGTGATGAGGATATTCTAAAGAATGTCACCGCCAACTTACTCACGTTTACCAGTATTGCAGGCTCGGAGTTTGAGCGCACGCAGCAAGCCGTTCTTAATCTTTCGACAAGGATGGGAACGGATCTCACCAGCGCAACGATTCAGCTGGGTAAGGCCCTAAATGACCCCGTTGCAAACATGGGCGCACTCTCGCGCACTGGCATACAATTTTCTGATAAACAAAAGGCTGTCATTAAGGAGATGGCTGAAACGAATCGGCTGGCAGAAGCACAGGCGTTGATTCTTGACGAACTAGAAAACCAGTTTGGCGGTGCGGCAGCGGCGGCGGCTAGTGCAGGAATGGGGCCGTTCGTTCAACTAAAAAATTCAATAGGTGATTTAGCCGAATCGTTTGGCGCACTTATGGGGCAAGCCCTTTTGCCCTTTGTTGAAAAACTAAAAACCGCAGTACAATGGCTGTCTAGTCTTTCCCCGGAAGCACAGAAAACCGCCCTTGCCGTTGCGGGTCTTGCCGCCGCTTTTGGCCCTGCGGTATTTGTGGTCGGTGGTTTGGCCAGTAGTCTGTCTGCCGTTTTCAACGTTGGCTCTCTGTTGATGGGTTTGTTTTCACCTTTGAGCATTGCAATGGTAGGTATAGGCGTAATCGCCTTTGCCCTTGCTCGAAACTGGGACTCAGTAACGGCGGCCGTGTCGGGTTTTTATGATTCCATTGTAGATGATTTTCAGCCCGCGATTGATCAAATTAAATCTTATGTTGAGAATGTTGTTGATATTGGAGCGTCCATATTCGGAACCCTTTTGACTTGGTGGGATGACAACAAGCAAGGCGTAATGGACAAGGTTGGGGCGATGATGACCGCCATTAGCGGTGCATTGGGTACTGGTCTAAATGCGGCGTACACCATTGTCAATGCAGGGCTGGGAATTATATCTGCCTTGTGGGCTGCTCACGGTGGGGAGATTATCACCATACTAGGCGGCGCGTTATCTCAGACGATTTTGGTGATCACCAACGCCTTCGAGCAGATGAAGAACGCCATTGATTTAGGAATGGAACTCCTAAAGCCAGGATGGGGAGGTGAATTGACAGCACTCAATAACATTGTAGAACAACAACTCAACTATACAAATCAAACGGCATCCAATTTTGTAACCACAATAAAGGACACATTAGACGTAGGCGATACTGAGCTAGACTCGAAATTTGGCTCAACAGATTTCAAGACGCTTGTTGAAGGTGCGATGGGAGGCATTACAACCGCTATCAGCAACATGAAGACCAGCGGCTTGAGCTTGTTGGGTGACTTTGGAGCCGGGGCAAAGAAAGAATTAACTGGCGAAGATGGTGTAGAGTTATCTGCTGAAGATGTAGAAACAGCCTTTGATAATATCAAAACGGCGGTGGGTGATGTTGACGGGCTTAACCCAGCGTTTGGGATCATCAAGTCGGCGTTGGGCGGTGGGCAGTCGGCGGCTATCTTGTTTGATTCTGCGTTGAGAAAAATTGAAACGGCGGTCGGGGATGTTGATATACTCGCTCCATCGTTTGCAACCATTAAATCTGCTCTGTCTGGTGGGAAGGTAGATGCTGATGCCCTTGACGCTGCTTTTGGCAATATCGAAACGGCGGTGGGTGATGCGGATATACTCGCTCCATCGTTTGCAACCATCAAGTCGGCTTTGTCTAGCGGAAAGGTAGATGCCGAAGCCCTTGATACCGCCTTTGGTGACATCGAAACAGCGGTGAATGATGCGGATAAACTTGCCCCATCGTTCCAAACCTTGAGAGATGCACTTTCTGAATCCAAAACCTTCAGCGTCGGTGCGGCGGCGAGCAATGCGGGGCGGTCTGTTGGTGGTGTAAAAAATGTAGTTGCAGAGCTTGAGACGTATAAACCCAACTTTAGCACGTTTATTTCTGCCATAAAAAGCGTAAGTGATGAAGCCGTAGTGCTAACGGGCAATCTGCGTGTTCCGTCTACGCTGGAAATGCCTGAATGGGACGTAGATCCACCTTCAGAAGATGACATTAACAAATGGGGTTTGTTTGGCTTAAAAGTGCAAAAAGCGTCCGACTACATGGGCGATCTTAGCTCAGATACGGGGCTGGTGGCTGGTGCGTTAAGGGACGTAAAAGGAGGGTTAGACGTTTTGTTTGGCTCAAAACTTGGCGGCTGGGCTGATAAAATCACGAAGGTGGCAACCGATGTTGCAGATGTGGTTTTGGGATTTGAAGCATTGCTAGTTCTTTTTAAAGCCGAAACGTGGGATTCAATCATTGGTATTTTAGATAATGTACTAGATGGCATCAAGTGGATTGTGCTTAAAGTCTGGGGTTGGTTCGATGCTCAAACGGCGGTCAATACCGCCTCACAAGTCAATGACACAATCAATACACTTATGCCGGGCGCAGGCGCAGGAGCAGGTGCAGGAGGCGGCGCAGGCACAGCAGGTGCAGGAGGCGGCGCAGGCACAGCACTTGGCCTTGCGGCTACGGGATTGGTTTTTGTTGAATCAATACGCAGATTATTAAGCGAAGGCACCTCACTTGCCGATCTTGGTTTGACATTAGAACAATGGCAGCAAATGGCTATGGACAGCGGTGTCTTTCTCGGTGGCGCGGGGTGGGCTGATAATCTTAGTGGCGTAGACTTTAGTGGCTGGGGTGATTTCTCTAATATGGGTGGCTGGCAGGGCCGCGCTACTGGTGGTCAAAACGTGTATGTGATGTTGGACGGGCAGACCATAGCGACCGCAACTGTACCCTACATGGCCGAAGAATTAACAGTATACGGGACAAACTACTAATGGCCATCACCATACAAGACGGGGCCGCTGCCGATGTGAACTACATCAAGGAATCATTGGTGTACGAGGACACTATAAATCAGCGCGGCGCGGTGCAATTCGCCGCCGATGGTTCTTCGCCGCCTTTGGATATTGGCGAGGATGTTTTTCTGGTTGACATCGCTGATGAAGATTTAGAACTTGTCGGCGGTGGCGCATTAGAACTTGTCGGCGGTGGTGAGCTGGGTCTTGTGGCACGAACTACTTTTTGGGGCGGTACGGTTAACGGCTACGATGAAATTGACATAACCGTTGGCGCATCCACGCACCTGCGCTTCATTTATCGTTGTGTCGATTTTGACCAACTCCTGTCGAAGAGATTGATACAACGCTCTTTTACGGACAGCACCGCCGGGGAAATTGTCGAAGCTATAATTGCAGATTCCCATTTAGTAGCCGAGGGCATCACGGCGGGAACGATTGCCGCAGGGCCACTAATTGAAAAGAAGGTGTTTAATTGGAGGTACGCAGAAGATTGCCTAGACGAAATGGCTGAGTTGACGGGCTTTTCGTGGAACATAGACAAAGACAAAAAGCTTAATTTCTTTCCCCGCGACCTTCTGCGCTCAGCGTATGATATAACAGATGCAAACGCCGACTACCGAAAGATCACTTTTAAGCGTAGTCGCAACCTTTTGAGAACGGTGCAATACGTGCGGGCAGCATCAGAGATCGGCGAAAGTCGCGCAGAAACACAAACAGGGGACGGAAGCAAAAGAGCTTTCCTTGCTGAAACAGCCATCGGTACGGTTCCCACCATTGAGGTTGATACGGGGTCTGGATATGTATCTAAAAACGTTGGCGTGGGTGGTGTTGATACTGGAAAGGATTGGTACTACAATATAGGCGTTCGGGTGTTTTATCAAGACGGTGGAGGCTCAGTATTATCATCCAGCGACAAGGTCAAAATTACCTACGAACCCCGTATTCCCCTTATTGTCAGTAACATCAACAAAGATCTTGAGGATGATCGGGCCTTAGTTGAAGCGGGAAATGGAAGATACGAGCATATATATGACGCGCCCGACATTGAAACCCGCGCCGAGGCGATAAATAAGGCCGTTAGCTTATTGGCTCGGTTCGGCAACCTTCAGGAAACGGTACAATACGAAACCGATACAACGGGGCTGGTGGCGGGAACGCTTCAAACAATCAACCTTTCGGCGCATGGCGTAAACGCTGATTATCTTATTGAGCGCATTTCGGCCAACATAAAAGATAACGGATCTTTTCGCTATACTGTTCAGGCTTCGGCCTCTGCCGCCTACGGTCGGTGGACGCATGATTTCAAAGACAAAACACGGCAAGATCGCAAGTTTACCCCGCGCGAAAACGAAACGGTGCTGAATTTACGAGAATCAAAAGATTCAATTACCATGCAGGATTTACCGTCAACAACAAGTTATGCAGGCGCATATACTGTCAACGGCGTAAATACATATATCAATGGATTCCATGTTGGATAACATAAACCCACGCGGCGAAGTTACTGTTCAGGTAATGCGCGAAGGCCGCGAAATACAGCGCACAACGTCTAAAAACATGGTTGTCAACACCGGGCGAAACAGGATCGCTGCCTTGATTGCTGAAGACTCTACGGCGTTTCCCTCACACATTGCCGTTGGTACAGGCACGACAGCTGTTGCGCTTACCGATACCGCAATGGAATCCGAGGTTGAGCGCAATGCGTTTACCACAAAAACCAGTTCATCGGGTGTGGCAACCTTTAAGGCTTTTTTTTCGAAGTCGGATGCCAACGGTAGTACACTAACGGAAGTCGGTTTGTTTGACCAATCTTCTGGCGGTACAATGTTTTGCCATGCTATACTTGGTGTTCCCGTTGTAAAAACCTCGTCTGATTCAGTCATAATATCTTGGACATTAACCTTTGCTGACGCATAATGAGTACCACTATTTTTCCCGAATCAGGCGATCAGATTACCGAAGCGGCGTGGTCTACGCAGAACCAAGCCCTAACGGTTGCTGAACGCTACCGCGTCAGCGGTTACACCCTATCGGCAGGGACGGGCCTCAATGCTGATGTGGCGGCTGGAACGTGCGTTGTCAATGGCTACCACATTGTTAGCGACGGAACGCAGGCGGTCAGCGTCACGGCTTCTCAAACGAATTACATTTGGCTTAACGCCGATGGTACACTCTCGGCCAACACGACAGGCACGAACCCCGGATCTGAATTGCTACTGGGTACAGCCGTTGCCGATGGGTCAAGCGTCACCAGCGTTTCGCACACGTACAACATCGCTAACAGCCAAAACGTGCTGATCATCAAGCCAGCCGATGAGACGGTGAACAACTCGACCACCTTTCAAGACGATGACGATTTTCAGTTTACGGTTTCTAGCGGTGAACAATGGGAGATCCGCACAATTCTGATCATTGACAATCCCGACGCATCAGCGGACTTCAAGTTGCAATGGGCTATATCTGGCGGATCGTTGACCGAATACACAACCATTCAAGCTGAAATTCAGACATCCGCGTTTCACTCGTCAGGTGATGGAACGATCAACTACGGCAGCTCAGTTACCGACGCGGTGGCCATTGTCGATAGCATTGTATTTGTCGGCACAGGCGGCACGTTGGCCCTTCAATGGGCGCAGGGAACAGCTTTCGCAGGCAACACCGTTGTGAATGCCAACAGCGTAGTTATTGCGCGGAGAATAATAGGATAATGGCTACTACTGTATTCCCCGAAACAGATGACACCGTAACCGAAGCGGCGTGGTCGGCGATGATTGCCGCCCTTGATCGTGGCTCGCTGGATGTGCTGAATGCTCCCACGCCTGAAGATGGCTATGATTCGGCGCGGCTCTCCTTTGATTACGATCACACCGCATCCCTCACGAACGACACGTTGCAGGATATTGCAAGCGTCAACATTGACGAGGGCCAATGCTACGCGGGTACGTTCAATTGCGAAATCGAAAACGATGCCGCGACAAGTGATGACAATTTTGTCTGCGCGGTCACCGTACCAACAGGCGTGAGGGCTTACATTTACGGATTTCGGAAGCAAAATTTTTCCACCAATAGCGTGGTTAGCTTTGCGTTGGAAAAAACAGCCGTGACAGATGACAATATCCTTTCAATTTCATTTTCGTCGTTTGTTGGTCAGGTGCAGAGCTTGCGCCTTACGCTTGTTTTGTTCGGCGAATCGGCCAGCGGAACGACTAAAATTCAAATGGCTAAAAGTGGAAACTCCTACCCCGCTGAATCCTACGAAATTACAAAATCACGGCTCTCATTGCGCCGCATCTGGTAAATCATTATGAGTACAATTCCTAGTTTATCCGAAAACACCGCACCCGATGGGACGGATGTTATTTACTCCACCGATGGCACGAACGATGAAAAGGTTCAGATCAAAAACCTGTTGAAAGGTAGCGGGGCCGAAGTACCCGCCGCCAAGATTACCGGGACGGTGGCCCATGAGCAAGGCGGTTTGGAAGCAGATGTTTCTGCGTACTCTGGGCTGGTGAAGATCACAGGCGGGGCCACGTCTGCCGTAGCCGATCCCAATGCTACCGCAACAACGAAGGGTGATCTTCTGGTGCGCGGTGCTTCTGCTCTCGGTCGCGTTGCCGTTGGCACGAATGATCAAGTGTTGACCGCAGACTCAGCTGAAGCATCAGGCGTTAAATGGGCTGATGCAGGTGGTGGTGGTGGTGGGAAATTGTTACAGGTAGCCTTTGGCGCATATGCGATTCAAAGAACCCACACATCCACATACGCCGACACCGGATTAAGCGCATCTATTACGGTATCTGCCGCTGATTCCAATGTTCTTATATTTGTAGCGCAAAACGTGGGCGAGAACGGATACGCCTTCCACGCAGATTTACAAATAATGCGTGACACGACCGTAGTGAAGGAGTTTAAAAAGGCGTTTTTTGACGAGGACAGTGTAACTTTTGCAACTGTCGACAACGTAGCATTGAACACTATCGACATCGCCCCGGGAATAGGTACGTACACTTATAAAACACAATGCAAAGAGGTGAGCGGGGATGTACGTACACAGTACACGGGCGGTGGCACATCAACCATTATCCTTATGGAAATCGGAGCGTGATTAAATGACAAAAAAGCTAGATGATATCTACTTGATGAAGGAAGCACTTCGAATATCGGGGCAATACGATAATGTCCTGGGTATCAATGACGGGGTTATTGAATGGAAGGACGGGTTTACTCCGTTCGATATCAATGATGCTATGGCTTTGTTAAGGCGCGACAATCATGTACGCACAGTAAAAGCCGAGGCCCGAAAGCGCATCGACGCGGTAGCCCCAGATTACCAGCGCGAAAACGCCAACGCCCTCTGGCTTTCGCTCCTTGAAAAACGACAGGATGGCGATACGCTCACCACCGCCGAAAAAGCGTGGGCTTCAGCGGCACGTCAAATGCGCCTCACCATCAAAGACATTCGCAATAAGTCGAACTTGATTGAAGCACACTTGGCTACGCTAACGGATGCTGAAGCGGGTGCATATGACATAGAGAATAGTCCGCTCTGGGGATAAGTCTGATTGTTATTTGAAACAAAAAAGGTAAAGCACGTTGGCAAATCATAACTGGTCAGTAAAAGCGTTGAGCAGAAATGTCCACGTGATAACTGTTTTAGCAGACTGGAGAAGACCGGGGTTTGAATTTGAAGCCCTGCTGACTTCTGATTGGCATTATGACCACCCAAAATGCAACCGAACATTATTAAGGAAACACCTCGGCCAAGCCTTAGAAAAAAAGGCTCCCGTATTTTGCAACGGTGACGCGTTTTGTGTTATGCAGGGTAAAAAGGATCGGCGGGGTAGCAAAGGCGATGTTAGGCCCGAACATATGGTTGCTGATTATTTTGACGCGGTTCCGCGATCAGCGGCTGAAGAGCTTGCCGAGTTTGCTCCCGTATTAGCAGGGTTTGGGTACGGTAATCATGAAACGGCAATCATAAAGCACAATGAGACGGATGTGCTTCGGTCATTTGTGTCAACGCTGAACCAAGAACACGGTGCAAAAGCGTTTTTAGGTGGGTACGGCGGCTGGCTTTTCTTTCGATTTGTGAACCCCAAAAATCCAAAGGAAATAATGACCAAACGAATGAAGTATTTTCATGGTTCTGGCGGCGGTGGAATCATGTCAAAAGGTACGCTGACCAATGTTCGGCAAGCGGCGATTTATCCTGATGCTGATATTGTCCATAAGGGTCACATTCATGAGTTGTGGGAAATGACTCTGATGCAGGAAAGCGTTACCTCTCAGGGGCGCGTATACCATAAGACACAAAAGCACATCTGTACGTCGGCTTACAAAGAGGAATATGGGGATGGCGCAGAAGGTTGGCACATCGAACGCGGCGCACCGCCGAAACCGCTGGGCGGTTATTGGCTGAAATTTCAGGTGGACAAACGAGCAAGAGCGCAGGAGATGTTGATATCAGCTACTCAAACCGTTTGATGCGTTACATATACCCCACAGAGGCCACAGGATCGCCGCAGACGAACGCAAACAGTTTTTCCATATACTGATGTGGAAATGTATTGGCGTTGACTACGGTCAATTCCTAGTGTTCTGCCGCGCATTTCTACTTGGTCGGCGTATTTGCTTGACCTTCGCTGACAAATATACCCCGCGTCTTTCCGATCTCTTGCATTATCCGCAACGTAACATCGAGATGATGTAGCGTTTTTGCATCAGATCCCCGCTTCCGCAGGGCGTGTTTGGTGTATATGTACATCATAATATCCACCCATTCGCGGGCAGAGATGTCAAACCTGTCTTCGAGTTTGTCAACTACCGCCAAGAAATGCGGTAGTCTTTTGTCAATATCGCTTATCATTTAGCTTTTTTATTTTTAAGATCACCCACCGCTTCAAAGC